AGCATAAACTGTAAGTCCTTGTTTGTTGATCAGAGGTTTGTCCCATCTCAATGCCTGTAAGATATTCGGGTCAACCAGTGTCTGATCAGAACCTATAAACTCAGTCTCGAACTCTTGTCGAAACTGTTCTATGGATGTGTTCCGTATAGTATTTTCTTTCCAATCATCGTCTCTTCCTGGGACTTCCGACCAATGTACCTGAATAGGCACAAACTGAGAGCGACCATCGATTGCTTCTTTCCACATACGATAGTAGTGGTTCATCCCATAAGGAGTAGAAACAATCATCAGTTTGGTATTTTTACCGGAAGATATAGTAGGAAAAACAGAACGGAAAAAGTCCTCTGCTAGGTTGTTCTCCACGAATGCAAACTCATCGAGAAATACCAGATTAAAAGAACTACCTCGAATGGCAGAGGAACTAGTAGCAGAAGAAATAATTTTTGAGCCATTCTCCAGTTCGAACGAACCTTTATTCCAAACTCCAACACCTTGTTGAAGCCAAAAGGGAAGATTTTCGTATGCAAGTTGCATCCTTGATAGAAGTTCTCGAGAGGTTGCTGCCTTATTTGCTAGCATAGCAACAGACACACTCTCGTTAAAAAGTAAGTACCATAATAAATACGCGATTACGGTGACCGACTTCCCTGACTGTCGACCAACTTTACATATAGTAAAACGATTCTCGTGGAACGTCTTAACCATTTTCTTTTGAAAGTCATACAACTCAAAAGGAACTAACCCTCTTTCAAGGTGCACAATCTTTACATAATTCTCAATGAAATACTCTGGATCGCCTGCACACTTAGCAAACTCTGCGATTTGCTCTTTAGTAAATTCTTGATCTTGGTGTTGTGCTTTAATCAGAGGATTATTAACGTATGATTTCACCGTCCTCCTTAACCTTGCCACTCTTCACCATTGATAGCAGGTCTTTGGTAGAACCGACCAATACATTCTGTTGGACGTTTGTGGTATTATTCACAGTTTTTTGCTGTGCATCAGTTACCTTTTCCTTTTGAGCATGTAGGTTCATCAGTTTAGTTTGGGCATCTGTGTATTGACCAAACATGGATCCAAACACCTCAAATGCTCTTTGGTGACCCGATGCCTTTGCTAACTCCAACATCTCTGCCATTGCTTCGTTCTGCATTTCCATAGCAGTGTACATGTTGTCTCTGGAATATTCAAAGTCTGTTTCAAGTTCTAGATTTCCCTTTGGTGCCGGAACAACTTCTACTTCGGTCGATTCCTTTTTAGCAGGTAAATCGAACATCTGTTTTAGTTCTTCTTCTTGGCTCATAACATATCTTTCTGTATTGGCATTATCATTTGTTGGGTATCCTGAGGAGGAATAAATTTTCCCTTTGGGGAAAGTTTGAACCCCTGTTGTTCCCCAATCTTATTCATTATTTTAACTTGGCATACGGCATTTGTCTTTGCCCAATATTCTACTTGTGCCTCCTGCCCTTTCGTATCATTGTCTGTGTAAACTGATGCTAATATATCTCTGACATGGTCTTTGCGTGTCGAATCTGTTACGCAATCACAAACCACCATAGCAACTTGTGGGGGGAATCGTCTTGCTATCGAGTGACCTGACATACAACTTTGCCACATTTGACGTACGTCAATGGTAGGAAATGTTCCACTGAAAGGTTTATTCTCAACTACTTTTGATGCACATCCCACCATCAAAAGGGAAAGTGCCAATAATAAATATTTCATCATTATCCTTCATACGGTTCTAATTGCGGTTCACAAGTAACAGGATTAAAAAACATTGCCTGATTGAAAAAGTTTTGTTCTGTTGTTATTGTGTAAGGGTCAAACTGGGTTGCCGAAGTCGGTGATGGTTTTATTTCTATATTAGAATTATACCCTGCATTTTGATCAGTATCTCCTGCCAAATGAATATCAACATGTTTAACCAATCCTTTAGAATTTTCCTTAACTTCGGGAAAGAAATGCCCCTTCATTGTAAACTGCAAAGTCCAAATAATTGTTCTCGTTCCATCTGGACTGTTCTCGTAAGTGTCTTCATTTGTGACTGCATCTAAAATAACTGGTACATCTAAACTTAAATCCATAAACTCTACCAACTTCAAACTGGCGGTAAAATCAGGATGAAAATATGGTACTATTTGTTCTATAATCTGTTGTCCATCTTCTTGATTTTTACACCAGACATGGAGTTCAAAAGCAAAATCGTATGGAATACTGTTACCCATTTGACGAACTGTTCCGCCAACATTACTAACGAAATTATGTAAGGGATTTATTTTTCTAGAAACATCATACGTCATAGCCGACATCATAAATCCCATACGCGGAAGCATCTGTGCTGCCTGTCTTGCTAGCTCAGGATCAGAAACCAATCGTTGTCTATAATAATCTTTGCTTGCGTAAGATATCGGCACCCGTAACCTGCCTATAATCTTGTTGTCCTTATCGTAGCGACGTACTTCAATATTATTAAACAAAGTACCAAAGTAAGCAACATATTTTTTTACTAGCCTATGGTAAAGATGATTCCCAAACATTAGAATTGCCCTTCTGAAAATGGGTCGTTTTCTGAGAAGTCAATAAAGTTATTCGCAAAATTCTCAACCTCAACATTCATTGCTGACTCATCAGCATTGTCTTGCATTTCCTCAAATTCAACTGAAGGAGCAGTACCAAGACCATCGTTTGCGAGAAGGTATGTAAAAGTAGTATAAGCACCACTTGTCTGCCCGTAAATATGATCGCCCGTAGACAGTCCTGGCGTCATTGGAGCGATAACAAGTTTACCAGTGTTGCTATCATGGCTAAGAACACGAGCACTTGCAGAATCAGTATTACTATTATCAACTCCAAGTGTCGTAGTTTCACGGACGATTTCGCCACGTTGAAATGTTCCACTAGCACCACCCTCAATAGTAATACAGGTTGACTCAACCAACATTTGAGAGAGGTTATCCTCAATGCTATCAATCTCAGGAATCCCTGTAATAAATATTTCATTGCTATACTCCAGTAAGTCGCATGTCAGCACAAACTGGGGCAAGGTTCCTCCTGGATACATTGGAGACTCGTGTTCAACGAAAGTGATTTGGAAACACTTTTCGTTGTACGGGAAATAAATCAAGTCACCTTCCATTGGACGACGATGCCTGCTTCCATACTGACTGTCATCTTCTGCGTAAAATGAATCACCAGATCCATCTTCATTTACCATTCTGTCAAGAGAAGACATAGAGGATAAAATCTGATGATCTACTGTTAAACGATCTGGAACGTAGTCTGGGTCAGGAATCTCGAAATCAATCTTAAAAAAGATTGAGGTTTCGGCATTTACAAACTCAGTAATCATAACTTGTTTATCTTCTGTACCAGGAGTATCTTCCTCCTCGTAAATCAGATATTCAAGTTCACTACCACCAGTTGCATCTTGTACCTCAAGAATCAAAGTAACCTCTTCCAAGCCACCTGAGTCTTCGTATATAAGTCGATCGATTGTTTGGTCGCCAAATTCGCCTTGGACTTCCATAATCAAATCATCTTCTTGTGTAGTATTTGCGTTCTCGTTATCTTCTTGTACAAAATAATCGGTATTTTCTGCTATAAGGTTTGCAGATTCAGTTTCATATGTTACGCCAGGTTCTAATAACAACCTGTCGAATCCATCAACATCTTCTGTGTTCCAAGTTTGGACAGGAGATGCCGATTCTATTTCCATTTCATCCCAAGTTTTTCTGGAACAAGACAACGTAACTCGGTCTTTAATATCCAACCCAAACTTAGAATAAAACTCACCCTCGCCTTCAAATCCCTCTGTAGACTCTAGCATCATGGCTACGTTCATAGAGGATTTAAAGATAAGTTGGGATGCCTGCCCAAAGATAGGATCTTCACGATTATAGTCTTCTCTAGGCAAGTATATTACGTCGCGACCACCGAGAAAAATAGTTTCTGCGGTGATCGATTGAATAAGTCCTTGTTCCCCAACATCTCTGTAATGATGTATGTATGGACTTGTTGGCATAACTTA